GCATGTCGGCTGTATTTTGGCACATCCAGGAAAACTTGATGATAAAGCCCGCGCAAATTTACAGGCTTCATTCGCTGGCATTGACGGACTTGCGAAATCTCATAAAAAATTAATCCTTGAAGAAGGAATGCACCTTGAAAAAATTGGTATCCCTCCTGAAGATTCGCAATTTTTAGAGAGCCGGACATTTCAGGTTTCCGAGATTGCCAGATGGTATAATTTGCCAGTCCATAAGCTCAAAGAAATGTCAAAAAGTTCCTTTAACAATATTGAACAGGAACAAATATCCTTCGTTACAGATTCAATTATGCCAGTCGTGATACGTTTTGAGCAAGCGTTCAATATGCAACTTTTAACGCTTGATGAACGGTACAAACAAAAGATTTTTACCCGGCATAATCTTGATGGCTTACTCAGGGGCAGTCCAGAGACAAGGGCAAGAGTTCATCAGATTTATTTTGGGATAGGGGTTTTATCAATAAACGAAATTAGGGAGTATGAGGGAAAAGATCCGGTTGATAATGGAGACGAACGGTTCATTCCATTGAACATGATCCCGCTTTCCAAAATTGACCAATACCTTGAACGACAGGGCAACCAGAACGAACCGAAAGAAGCCGAACCAGTGAAAATACAGGGGCCAAAACCTAAAAATATATTGAGGATTGCAGAATGAAAAAGTGGTTTGAAATCAAAAATAAAGCCGACAAATCAGAGATTTGGATTTACGAGCAGATTGGGGAGGACTTTTGGGACGGGTCCGGCATCACTGCAAAAGGATTCCAGAAGGAACTATCGGCCATAAAGTCAAGCCAGATTGATCTTCATATCAATTCTCCTGGCGGGCTGGTTTTTGACGGCATCACAATCCACAATCTGCTGAAACAGCATCCGGCAAACGTGACCACGTATATTGACGGGTTGGCCGCGTCTATCGCATCTGTGATTGCCCTGGCCGGTGACCGGGTTGTCATGGCCGAAAACGCCCTGTTTATGGTTCACAAGGCTTCCGGCATGGTTTATGGAAACTCAGACGACATGCGGGACTTTGCGGAAAAGCTCGATAAGGTCAATGGGTCAATCGCTACTACCTACATGAGCAAAACAGGCAAAAAAGACGATGAAATTGACGAAATGATGAAAAATGAAACCTGGCTCACAGCAAAAGACGCTTTTGAAGCCGGGTTCATTGACGAAATTTCAGGTGAGGCTGACATGTCTGCGTGTGTCAAGTTTGTTCCTGTGATGCAAAAGGCAAAGTTTCAGCGCATCCCCGAAAATATATCAGCGAAAAAAGAAAAGCCAGACGCAAGGACATTAGAACGCATCCTCCGTGATGGCGGGTGTTCTGAGGGCATGGCAAAGTCAATCATTGCAAATGGGTTTAAGGGTGATCAGCGAGAGGCTGCACCCGAAGCGGACCGGCGCGAGGCTGCCGTGGTAATCCCGATTGCAAAAAAGAAAGACCGCGTACATGACTTGCTTATCAGGGCAGAAAGAATGGCACCATCAACCAATTAGGAGACAAAATAAATGAAAACGATTAGCCAATATAAAGACGATTTGAAAAACCTGATGAAAAAATCAGCTGATATTGACACGAAGGCCATTGGCGAAAGCCGGGACCTGTCAGAAGCCGAGCTTTCTTTGAAAAACGAAATCTTGGACACCGTGGAAGATATACAAAAAACCGTGGCCACCCTTGAACGACAGGAACGCATGAACAACCTGCTCGAAAAACCGCAGGCTGCAGCAACGGTTTCAAAAAACAGTCAACCGCGTACGCCGGAAAACCAAAAGAAAGACAGGTTTGAATCTTTTGGCCAACAACTTGCCTGCGTCATGTCTGCCGGGCTTCCGGGCGGGCGCGTGGATCCGAGACTTTTTAATGCGGCGGCTTCCGGGCTGAACGAGACGACTCCAAGCGACGGCGGGTTTTTGGTTCAGCAGGATTTCGCAGCCGGTCTGCTTGAAGAGGTTTTCGACACCGGCATTCTGTCCTCCAGGGTCGGGCGGAGAATCCCGATTTCCGGCAACGCAAACGGGACCGTCATTAACGGCGTGGACGAAACCTCCAGGGTATCCAGTCGATACGGCGGGGTAGTGGCATACTGGGCATCTGAAGCCGAAGAGAAAAACAAAAGTAAACCCAAGTTTCGCCGGATCGAACTGAACCTCCAAAAACTTATCGGTCTTTGCTATGCAACGGATGAAAACCTGGACGATGCGGCGCAGCTCGAAGAAATCATCCGCAAGGCGTTTATCGGAGAATTCGGGTTTCAGGTTGATGAGGCCATGTTTAATGGAACCGGCGCCGGCCAGCCCCTTGGGATCATGAATTCTGGCTCACTGGTTACGGTGCCGAAAAAAACCGGGCAAACAGCGGCCACAATACTGGCTGAAAATATTGACGAAATGTATGCACGGCGTTTTGCCCGTCAAACCGGAAACTATGTATGGTATTATAACCAGATGATTGAGCCGCAGCTTGCCCAGCTTTCCTACTCTGTAGGTACGGGCGGTATTCCGGTTTATTTACCCCCTGGAGGAATGAACAGCGCTCCATACGCACAGATTAAGGGTTTGCCGGCGATTGCAATTGAACAGGCAAGCGCACTCGGCACCGCTGGCGATATCGTTCTTGGCAACTTTGCCGACGGCTACGTGATCGCTGAAAAGGGTGGCATCAAGGCTGACATGTCAATTCACGTTCGGTTCATTTATGACGAGAGCGCCTTCCGTTTCGTTCTTCGGATTGACGGACAGCCGGTCCGGGCGTCCGCACTGACTCCGTACAAAGGCGGCGCAACGGCAACGCAGTCACATTTTATCACCCTTGAAACTCGTTCATAACAAAACGCCGGGTTAACGCCCGGCTTAAAGGAGAAAATACAATGAATCTTTGCCCTGAAATATTCCCTTTGATCGAAGGCCATGAACCCGTGGCGTCGAATGCGCTCGGCGATACCTCAGATGCCATTTGCCTGAAAAACGCCAAAGGCTGCTTGATTATCGTCCATGAAGATTACGCGGTTGACGCGAACCAGCTTGTATTGACCGTCCACGAAGGCGCAACCGCGGCAGAAGCCGCTGCCGGAACATACCCCATTACAACCGGAGCGGAATTCCCCATCTGGCTGAACACGGCATGCCAAACCAGCGACGTAATGGTGCGCCAAACCGACGGGCTCGGGCTGACTCTTGACGGCATCACTGCCGGCAACAACGTCATGGCCGCGTTTTACATCCCGGCGTCAATCCTTACCGCAGGGCGTCCGTGGATATGCCTTGGCGCGTCTGCCGGTGACGCTGGTAATATCGTTTCCGTGCTGTACATGCTGGACGGAGCCAGATACCAACAGGCGACCCCGCCGACGGCCATAGCGTAAAATAAAGCGGTCTGAAACATGGCCGCTTTTTTGAGGAGAAAACGACATGTTGAAAGACGAAATTAAACAGGTCCAAGAAATCGCCATGACGGCTGCAAAAACGGCGTCATTGATCGCCTATGAAAAAGTCACGGCCAAACTTACGGCAATCGAAAAACGGTTGACCATTCTGGAGAAAACCCCAATCGCCCCTACGAAACAGGGCAAGAAGGAGACCGAAAATGCCTAACTACGCACCAAGCACCATCGCCAGAATTGGCGACATGATTAACGGGCTGCACGTCGAAACGACTGGCGGGGTCCTGGTGGCTGCAAACTTCACCACTGGTGGCGTGGACACCAACCTTTTTAATATCTACGGCCGGATCAAAATCATGGAGTTGTTTATTGAACTGACATCCGCAGCCGCTGCCGATGCAACTCAGGTTCTTTTTTACACAACCTTCACAACCCCAGTCATCGCTAAAAATGCCATGTGCGCGAAATGTGCCAGCATTGCGAGCCTTGGCGCTTACGGGCGCATTGTGTATGTTGGCGGGGCCGTCGCCACCGCTGCAATCATCACGGACAGCGCCGGATTGACTGACGTTGAAACCGCCGGGAAGCACTCGATTCTGGGTGGCAGGTCGGCTGCCGGGGTCAATACGGTTGGAGTTATCGGCATGACTTCTTCCGATGCAACCCAGTCGGCAACGATTGCGGCCACCGGCCATATCTTTTACACGCCCATGTCCCCGGGCGCCTATGTATCGGCGGCTATTTAAGGGGGCCAATTATGACGGTTTGCCTTGAATCAACAAAGCAAAGATGGAACGGGGCGGCTGCGGATGCAAAACCGACTACCGCTTCAGAGGGTTCTGAATTTCACGCCGTGGATACCGGAGAAGAATTTATCTATCACAACGGCATGTGGGTTCAGGATTTACGGAAAATTAACGCAATCAAAATGGCGGCACTGTAGCCGCGAAGGGATAAAACTATGTACGGAAAAACTTCTGCCGGTATTGGATTGCCGGTTTTGGTCGATAGTCTTGGAAAACTTATCACTGTCCCTGGCGGCGGTAGCCTTGCCGATGCTGCAATCAACGGGCGGCTGTTTTCTGTAGCGAATCAGGCAAAGGTGGCCGTCACTGCAGGCCTTGCAACAACTTGGACAGGCTTGGGCGTGGCAAATCCAACAGGCTCAGGTAAACTGCTTGTTATGCAGGAATTCGGATGGTCAACGGATGTGGTCAATCCTGCTGAGGGCGTCGTGGGCTTGATGACGGCAACTGATACGGGTTTTGCTCAGAATCTATCTGCCAGGTGCGCTCGTAACGGATATGCCACTTCGGTGGCCTACTGCGATGACGGCGCCACAATTTCAACTCCGGTTTTGGAGCGAATCTGCGGATCAACCATGGAGGGCGCTATTACGACCGTGGTTCAAAACAACGTCAATATCTACAAAATTGACGGAGGAATCATTCTGGCCCCTGGCCGCTCGGTTTGTACATTTCATTCCATCGGCGGCACAGCGTCAATGCTTTTTCATTTTGTTTGGGAAGAAATTAGCGCCTGATGTTAGATTTTTTCGCAAAATATTATGACTGGATCATGTGGGCATGCTTAATTGTTGGCGGGGTGGGTTTCCCATGGGCGATGTGGAGTATGATCCAGTTTTTGGGTAAATCATTTAGGGGTAAATAGCAATGGCCAGATACGCAGTAATTGAAAATGGGAAAGTAGCGCGTATTGCAGATGCGGCATTTCCGTCTGCCATTGCCGGGGCCACGCTTGTTTACGGTCCTCTTGACGGCGTGCCTGTTTTCACTCCCGTCATTCCTGTCGAAACATCAGGATATAGCGCGATGATTAATAGGAGAGCTAAAAAAATGGCCAAAGATGGCAATGTGGCCGAAGCATTGTATTTACTTAAATAGGAGAACGAGATGGCTGTAACTCGGATTATATATTCGGCTGAAACAATCGGTGGAGAGATGGTGGCTACCGCTGTAAATCATATTAAAACCGGAAAGGACTTGCTTGTCAGGGCCACAGCGCTGATGAACAGCATTGCAGACGGTGGAGTCAACAAGGCGCTGCTTGAAGCGTGTCCTGAGTTCAACGTGGCTTCGGGTCAGGGAGCTGCATTTTATGACGCCGTTAATGGAATGAAAGTCAACGCCGCCCTTGTAACGGATTTGACTATTGCGCCAATCGATATGGGATAATTATGGCTTGGACTATTCAAGTACTCGAAGATGCCGATTCGACTGGCGCAAAAACAGTCATGGCGGCATGGACTGAAGCAGCTGGAGTTTTCGCTTTTAGTAAAAAAGTGAATCAAGACGCTGCCGGTATAAATGCTTTTATCGCTGCTGTGATTTCGGATCGTAACGCCTGGCAAGCAGAGCAATCAAACAACATTGGCGGAAGTGCTGCTATTTTGACCGATCTCATAGCGGCTGATGTGTAAGGGGCATAATGGCTGATACAATTACTCTAGCGTGGGGTCTGCTTTTTGAGAAAACGGCAACCTCTGATGTTTATACACAAGACGGAGACGCCCCGGCATCGGCTGTGAAGCAGATTGCGTATCAGATTCCAGGCTGCGAATCTTTATCCGGAGCGAAAGTTCTTTTCAATGGTGCATGGGACACAGACGGCGGACGCTTTCATGTCAGAGTTTTGGCGACAAAAATGACCGGGGCGATTATCGGAGTTCCGTCAAAATCCCAGAACACCACGGCGCTTGAATGGACAGCATTAACCCCTCCCGCTGTCTTGATGAGTTCTGAAATTGACTTGACCGGAATTGCATCCTGCACACTGCATGTTGACGTTTGCCAAAGCTCCACCACCGCAAACACCACCGGGCTTGAAGTGATTGTACTTGTACGGAAAAAGGCGACTGTTAACGAGTGGACTGCGTTGCCGTCGATGAATGTCTTGTCTCAGGTTGCCGCTACTAAATCGGATTGCAGCGGAACAACGGCGGCAGGTCAAACGGTTGTTGGCGTGACAAATCCGGCAACTGGAAACTTGAATCATCTTGGCAAGCTGATTTTCATTGAGGATACCGTGACTATTGCTCAATCGGAAATTGCTTTCTTGTCAGCACAGTCGGGGGATTAGTGGGCGAATACCGATCACAAATAAAGCCGTTGTATGGCACTCCGATAAATCCATCCCATTGGGCAGCGCAGGGGCTTGCGGGCCAGTGGCTATTTAACGAAGGTTCCGGTTTAATCGCTCATGATTCGTCTGGTAACGGCAACCATGGGACGCTCGTTAATATGTCGAATAGCAGCCCGACTTCCGGATGGGTTCCCGGCTCTCATGGTGGGGGGCTGGCGTTTGATGGAAGCAGCAATTATGTTGCCATACCAAAAAATGTTCAACTGTCATTGTCTTCTTGGACAGGAATAATATTTTTGCAAGCTTATGTTGTTAATGGGTATATAGCGCTTCTGGGAAATTCATACGCTGTAGGTAACGCTTGCATATATATAAAAGATGGAAAAGGTGGCGTTTACGCAGCATCCAATAATTTTGGCGGCATATCGATTCTATCAAGCGCTCATGTTATGTTAGGCATAACAGTATCAGATGTTTTAAAAATTTATATTAATGGTAATTTTGATGCTCAGTATTTAATAAGTCCTTTGTTTGGCGCCGGAGCAGGAGCTGTAATAGTCGGAAAAAATCCCGTTGCTGCATCGGAATATTTTAGGGGAATTATGTCGTCCGTTTTAATTTACAATCGCGTTTTATCCGCCGAGGAAATCGCGTATCTTTACCAAAACCCATACTGCATGTACGAAGATCAATCTCCAATATCCTTACAGGGCGGCAACGCATCAGCCATGAATCAAGTCAACCGTTATTATTCGATGGGGGCAGCATGATCAAGAATTTGGCGGGTCAAAATTGGCTGGTTCATGCGTTTAATCCATATACTGGAGCGCCGGTGACGGGTGACGCTGCGAATATCACGGCGAACCTCCGGCTTGATTTTGGGGCGTCAAACCCGACCGATACTTTGCACCCGACAGAACTTGAAAATGGAGACTATTATTTTCCGGTAACACAGGCCGAAACGAATGCGAATCATAGCGCAATCTGCCCAGTAAGTGCGACTCCTAATGTCATTGTTATCGGATCCCCCCCTTCGCTTTACACTCGAGATGATTTCACGGCAACGCAGAAGGCGAGTATCACGGCGGCGGTACCGGCTGTTGATTTGTCTGGGGTAGCAACGGCTGCAAGTCTGGCCGTGGTCGATGGCATTGTGGACGCAATCAAGCTTAAAACTGACACCATGGGCGGCGCGGGTGCTATTGCATGGGCCTACACTTTGACCGATTCGGTAACGGGCGGTCCGATTGACGGCGCGGAGGTTTGGGTGTCAACGGATTCCGCGGGGGCGAATATTATCGCATCAGGCACGACTGATGCTTACGGGGTGGTCAATTTTACGCTGGACGCTGGTCAAATTTTCATTTGGAGAAAAAAGGCCGGCTACAATTTTTCTGACCCCGACACGGAGACTGTGGCATGAGCGGAGGCGGATCAGGCACACCAGTTACAGGCACACCCGGCGGCGTAGGATGGGGCATGGTTACGGCTCCGACTATCGAACCGTTGACGCTGGCCGAGCTTAAGAAGCACCTCGTTCTTGACTCTGGAACTTTTGCCGGAAACCTGGAAAGCTCTCAGTCGATCGCATCCGGAAGCCATACGGTAACGGTGGGATATGCCCTTATCGGCGTGGGCGTTTCGGTAGCCGGCAAACAGGCGATCGTTTATTTTCATTCGGGCACGAACGGCGCTTCAGGCACTGTGGATGTCAAAATCCAGGAATACGACGGAGCAAGCTGGAGGGACTGGACGGGCGGGGCGTTTACACAGGTCACTACGGCCAATGATAATGCCACTTATGAAAAAGCCTACACGGGTACAGCGTCACAAATCAGGGTAATTGCTCAGGTGCTTCTGGCGGCTTGTGAGTTCGGGGTTTCGGTGGTGGTCAACTCGGCTGTTACTTCTGAGGATGACGATTTGACCGACGCGATACAGGAAGGGCGCGAAGTTGTGGAAACCATCACTCGGAGAGCTTTATTGACACAGGTATGGGATTATGTTTTGCCAAGCTTCCCCGGTGAATGCTTCATCAAGCTGCCGCTTGGCAATCTGCAATCGGTAACCTCATTGACATACAAGGACAGCGACGGCGTGAGCACCACAATGGATTCGGTGACTGAATATTACGTAGAGCCAAACGGAGATCAACACGGTCGGATAGTTCTGCCCTACGGCGACACATGGCCGGTGTTCACTCCGTATCCGTCAAATCCGATCACGATACGTTTTGTTTGCGGCTGGACAACGGCGGCGGCCATTCCGAAAGTTTTGAAAAGGGCGGTCAAATTTGCGGCTGAAAATGCTTATTACCACGGGGATCGATCGGAAACGCTGAAGCCGGTCATTGAAAATCTTTGCTGGAATCATCGACTGTGGGGGGAGTTTTGAAATGTTCGGGCAGCTCAGAAAGGCAACGATAATATGCTTGATCAGAGCGTTTTTCATGCCTTTCCGGAGGAAACAGGAGCCCGTCGCCTGTTGTCACCAAGCTAACCAAACCGGATGGCGCGTGGTCATTTTTCCCTCTTAGCATTAAAAAAATATTACATAAACGGATTAAAAAAGTCAATGCCAAAATCCAAACCCATCACCGGCCCATCCCCGTCCGAGTTCAACGCACGGATCACGCTGGAGCGTCCTGAGAAAACCCCGGACGGTGGAGGTGGATTCACGTCGACGTTTGTGGCGCTACCGAACCAGGGCGATCCGGCCAATCCGAGCATTGGGGCAAAAGTCAACATGTTTCAGTCCGATGAGACTGTAATCGGGATGCAATTTTCAGCGGTTCAGGTGGGCAAGGTTGAAATCCGG